ATTGAGTTTGTTGATACTCAGCAGCCTTTTGTGGTGCAGTAGACAGTCTTTCAACCAACTTATCTGCTTCCGCTGGACTATAGATACCCTTGGCGAAACTGCTTTGGTACTGTCTAGCTGTTATTTTAAGTGGTGCAGGCACTGTTGGGTCGTTAATGAACAAATCAAATGGATTTGTCTCTGGGACACCAGAAGCACCAAGTTGACGCAATTCAGGCAATATCTTGGCTTGTTCAGAGATAGCTGCACGGCCTTGAGGGAATGAAAGCAACTTAGCTTTGACATCCTCATTGATAGTGCCATCAGGATTCTTGAGTTGACCAACCAATTCATTAGCCATATTGGTAAGACCGGCGGCTTGCATACCTTGACCACGTTGGGTCAAGTAGTCTTGAACCTTCATCTGGTTCAATTGCTCTTCTTGAGCAACTTGCTTAACCTTCATCATTTCATTACGCAACAGATAAGCCGCTTCTTGGTCACCAGACTGCAATGCAACCTGAATGGCTTGGGCATAAGAATCAGGATTGGATGGGTCAATCATGCCAATTAACTGTTGACGCTGAGTGATCTTCTGCAACTGTGGGTCTTGACCACCCAAAGCACCACCAATAGCACCAGCCAAGTTATAAGCACCTTGACCAATAGAAGCATTGGCTTGCTCAAATGGATTAAGCCTAGCAAACTCCATCGCCCTTTGACGAGCAACATCTTGTTGCTGTTGTTGGTACTGTTGTGGGCTTGTAAACAAACCTAAGATGTCTGATGCCATAAATTTTGCCCCTTAAATAAACAATTTGGAAATATCAAATCCCCAACCGCCACTTTTGCCTAAATAAGCATCAGAACCGCCACCAAAACCGCCAGAAGTGAACGCATTCATAAGTTGAGGGTTTTGTGAGGCTGACATCAATGCTTGTGCATATGGGTTGTAAGCATTTGCACTAGCCATTGTGTTGGCAGCATTAGTTCCTCCAGCATATAAAGCATTGGCAGCACTAGGACTCATTCCTTTAGCACCAATATTGATACCAATATCTAATGGTTGTTGACCAGCGCTTTCAAGAGCTTTCTCTTGACCAAAGTAAGCCTCAAATGGGCGCAAAGCACCAACTTGACCAGTCTGATACTGATTCATCAAGTCAGAGCCAACGCCAAACAAACCAGCGCCAAACTTCAATTGCTCTTGTCCCGCAGTCTGAGCCTGATTAGCCAACTGCAAGTCTTGTTGAGCCAATGCGTTGTAGTAGGCTTCCATCTCTGGAGTAGTAGCACCCAAACCAGCCGCACCACTTGGTCTAGCACCTGTAGCACCTACAGACAAACCGCCACGACCAGTATTGAACAACTGATTCTGCAACTGAGCCATTTGACGCTCACGGCTAGGTGCAAGTAAGTCTTGTTGGCGACTCATGTATTGAGCCGCAACCTGTTCAGGACTTTGAGCTAGGTACTGTTGACCAAGGTTATACAGATTACTAGCCGCACCAGTTAAAGGCGCATACTGTTGACCAGCCATCTCTGCCTGACCTAAAGCACCGCCAGCTAAACCACTAAACCTATCTTGGTAGGCTTGTAGTTCAGGACTGACGTTGTAGGAAGCGCCAGAAACACGACCAGATGGGTCATACTGGAACTGAGAACCACCAAAACGAGTGGTGACACCAACAGGTCGAAATCGAGCTTCATCAGCCGCAATCTGAGCCGCACGAATTTGAGCATTTGCCTGAGTATTAGCCGCTTTCCTTGCAGAATTACCCTGCATTAAGCCCCCAAGCAAACCAGCGCCAGCAATAATAAATGGCATATCAATCCCCTTTAATCAAAATCTCATCCACTTTTGACGGGTCTTTCTCGTCTGTGGCATGAATGCAAAACCAAACAACATCTGTGATGGCTTTAACGCCATGAGTAACACCAGCCTTAATCTCGATGCAAGCAGGCGCAGAAACAATATCAATCTCAGTACCACGCAATACAGCAACCTTTCCCATTGCCAAGATAGACAAATGGCTAAAGTTATGCGTATGCTTCATGATTGCCATACCAGCCCCAAAGAACGACTCTTTGGCGTACAGGCCATCACTGAAGTGATGCGTAATGCGGAATTCTGGGTCTTGCATCATCATGCTGTTCTTTGCCACATATAGACTACGATGTACGGCTGCAAGTTTGCATTTGTTCCTGAAGCGCCTGCTGAAGCTGTTGTCAAAGTGTGAGAGTGAGTTCCAGCAGCATTGATGGCAGTAGAAGCTATAGTTCCGATATTGTTATTACGACCCTCAAAAAAGTAAGCATTACCACCTGTTGCATTGCCATAATTTCCAGTATGGCTGTGAGAACCAGAGGTATCTGTTGTTGCTGTGTGCGTATGGCTTACAACTATTGCATCTGCACTACCACCAGTATCTCCAGCCGTAAATCCTCCACCATTACCAATTAAGACACGACCAGCGCCAAAAGCAGTCCAAGTACCAAAACCAATCAAAGTAGCTGGATTGGTTGAAACTGTAGCCGTGTAAATAGCGCCGACAGGAAATAAAGCAGATTTAACAGCAGTAATTGCCGCATCCGTGTAAGCAGTTGTTGATAAAGCAGTAGAGTTATTTCCCGCACTTTGAGTAACACCAGTAGTGCCTGTTGGCAAAGATGGAGTACCAGTAAATGTAGGACTTGTCAAATCTGCCTTAGTTGCAACAGCAGTAGCAATGTTGTCAAACTCAGTGTTGATTTCAGTGCCTTTAACAATCTTTAAAGGGTCGCCAGATGTCAGCGTATCTTTGGTGGCAAAGTTTTTGCTTTTTACATAATTTGTCATGGTTTACCTTTAAGTCAATCTTCCTTGTTTTGCTTGAATCTCAATCTTCTGAATAGACAATTGAGAACCATTGATTGTTGTCTCATATCCAGTCTGAACAATCTTTCCAGAGCCACTGCCATTGGCAACCAATGTTTGCAGTGCAACACCTTCAGAATAGTTAGCGATAACAGTAGCATTTGCGCCATATTCAGCAACCCCATACTCTGAAATTCCTTGCACTGGAATCTGGACGTTTTGAGATAGATAGTTCGTTAAAAAATCATATCCCCACTTGATTGTGAAGTCTTGATTGCTTCCGCCAATCACAATCGCACTGATTTTTTTAACAATAGAAGTTCTAGACATATCACCCAAATCAGCATGATTTGTGTAGTATGCAAACCTATAAGTAGACGCATCATCTAAATAGCCAAAATGCTTTCCAATATATCCAGTCTTGCCAATTAACAAGTCACCATTACGCCTAGATAAAAACGCAGTTGGCATTATTGAGTCCCAAATAGTTGCTCTAAAAGCACCACTAGGCAATGCTTGTCTTGTATCAAAACAAAACACTTGCTGAGTAGTAGGTGCTGTTAACAAATAAAACGCTTCTTTTTCAGAATAGATAGACTTGAGCGTAGATGCAGTTTCACCTGACAGAGTATTCATCATGTCATCACGAACATTCTTAGATAAGTCACGCTCTGGCGCAGACTTCTCTTGAATAGTCCTCATCAGTGATCTAAGTCCACTGTTTGACAAGAAAATAACATCAGTGCTAGTTGTCTGAATACTATCCCTAGCAATGCAACCAATTCCTTCAACAGTGTCACTCAATGTGATTGTTGATGGGGTCGTTGCACCAGAATAGATCAAGATTTGACGTTTACCAAAGATAAATAAGAAGCCATTGTGTGCCGCTAAACCAGTGACTTCATCAGCGCCATTAGGCCAAACATTGTTGACATTCAAACTACCAGCAGTACCAGTAGCCCAAACATGACCTGAGATCAAATCGCTAAAGTAAACAGTAGCGTTGTTAGCAGTAGTGTTAGCTGCCCACAAACGTCCATAGGCTGAAATACAGATGTTGGCATCAGGAACTGTAGCCACATAGCCAGTCTTCTCTGAAACCCTACGATAAGTGGTGGTGCTAACAGCAGGGTCATAAATCAAAGGATTGTGACCAGATTGAAAGAAGTATGTGATGCCATTCAGTGATGCACATTGCCAATTATTAGCCGTGATAGTGGGGGCAGTACCCCCTCCCCCATAGGTCAATTCAGTTACTGTATTGGTAGAACTTAACTTGAATATCTTGTTATTTCCAGCAAATAGCACAGTCAAAGTGCCATCAGCTTGAATCAATTCATGTATTACGCCAACATCATTTGAGCCAAGATTGCCTGAAGATGAGTTGACCTTAGTCCAACCTTTGCGTGAACCAATACGACCATACTGGTCAATGATGCAATTAGTCGCAACCAAGGCATATCCACTCTGCAAATCAAGTGGCGAGTCTTGAGTATTCAGACCATAAAAGCCTGGGGCTGATACCGTTGAGACTTGGATTGCTTGGCTCATACTGAAACAAACTCCTGATTCTCAGGATAACGAGTGCCTTCCAAAGCAATGTAATCCGACAACATTGATTTGTACAAAGCATAAGCCTCAGAGGAATTCAAACCACCATCCTCACCACGCTCAACCAAAGCACGGGCATAAGCATTCTGAGACACCAAAGTGTCAGGAACTTTGATAACTGTGTTGTCTGATGACAAGGTTGCTTGTGGGACAGCAAGGCTAAAAGGAATGCTGTAAACGCCATCAGGACGAGGATAAATCGTTACCTTGGTGTCATAGTTACCATCTACACCATCAAAGGAATATTCTGTTGGAATGCCACTTACAGGGGAAGTAAAATTCTGTTTTCGGTTCATTGACGCAAAATCAATGTTTTTCATGCCAACATTGCTAGTTACGTTTAATACATCTATAACTTGAAACTTCTGACCAGCACCAGTCAAAGCATAAGAATATGTGCCTGATGTTGTAGACAGGGTAATAGTTGTGCCAAGCGCATTCCATGCAAATGCGTCTTCAACTTGACGTTTTGCATCATTGACAAACTTGCCAATCAAAGATGAGTAAGATGTTTGAGTAACGGTTGAAACGGTTGTCTCACGCAACCTTACCAATACATCATTAACAAGTTCTAGGTATGTCATCTGCTTTTCGCCTTTGCTTTGTTCCTTGCGGATATAGCTTGAGCTTTTGCCTTTGCGTCAGCTTTGGAGTTAGCACCCCAGGCCTTTAGCGAAAGAAGCAGTCTGGTTGGTTCACCATTCTTGTCGTACTCAGGGCCATCATTACCACCCATACGAGCCAAGAAACTTGCCCTGCGAGGATTATCCCCCGACTTGACTGGAGGCTTCAAATTGCCACCAGTTTCCGCATTATAAGACGATCTTCCCTTGGCATTCAAGCCGCCTTTTGGATTCTGACCAGCTTTTGTTTGCCAAGTGGGAGATTTCATTTACTTCACCTTTTTAGGCTTCTTTGCAGTCTTTGCCGCTTGTTTGAAGTCAGCAGCAGTAGG